ATGAACAATAACATCAGTTCTATGGATCAAGCTGAAGGTTTACGTCGTCTTGTTAAATCTCCAACTGGCTTAGATAAATTAAAGGCTCTACAGGTCGAATTACGCAGTGCCATCATCGCAGGGAAATACAAAGAGGTCGACAGGCTAATGGCTTTGCTAGACAAAGCTCAAAAAGAGCTAGAAGAAAAGCATTGGAGGTAACCTGTCGTTCGCACAACTCTACTTAGTTAGGACTTTGGGAGATTAATTCCAGACGTTTACTGGTTATTCATGTTCCCTAAAACAAAAAACGCCCCTTTCGGAGCGTTTTTCTTACTTAGAATGGTTATTCCCAATCAAGGATAACTTTGCCAGACTGACCGCTACGCATAACGTCGAAGCCTTCTTGGAAGTCATCAATCTTGTAGTGGTGTGTGATAATTGGCGACAGATCCAGACCCGATTGGATCAGGCTTGCCATCTTGTACCAAGTTTCGAACATTTCAGGAACAAGTGTTGTTTACCCATTTAAATTCAATAAGTTGCTTTTCATACTGTTGTTTGTGGGGCTAAATTGGGGCTATTTAATCTGAATGCTTCACAACCACCTCAACATTACTGAATCAAGAATGGCATTTAGAAAAAACTACTCCCACTGTAGCCCGTCGCGCGGTTTGAAAAACAAAACCGCACAAAATAAAAAACATAGTCGTTTTCAATTTGCGCGGTTTATAATTGGAGCTGTATCTCAGCATTCAGCTGCAAGAGATGAATTTAAACGCCTGCTTTTACTAAGTTAACTACATTGACTAGGTTGTTTTCCCGTTGTGGTTTAACGTCTTTATATCCATTTTTACCATAAAAGCGGATAGTGATTTCCTCGTAGTTAGCATTGGCAATTTTCTCAGCCTGTTCGACCGAGATAACATCTCTAACCGTTTCAATCTTTTCATGCTCTTGAGCAGCATCATTCCAAGTACCAACATAACTGTTCTTGGTGCCTGAGATTTTCGCTACCATTTCTTTGCCGACATAAATTTCTGCGCTATCAGAGAAGTTCCACGTTCCATACAAGGTAACGTTATAGACTTCCGCTATAATTTGGTTACTGTTGCTAACCCAAGTAAATTCTATAGTTCGGGACTCAATACCACTCAAGGCGAACATGATGTTCTGGTCATTTGCGGTTGCTTGGACATTGTCTTTTAATTGGTCGTAAATACAGGTTATTTGCTCACAGTTAGCCTTTAGTGATTGCTCTGATAAACCACTACCCACACTCATCTGTTTGTAGTCATTTGAAGCACACCCAGCCAACGCTGCCACTGCTATTAGAAGAGTTGTTTTTTTCATTGTTATCTCTGAATAATTTGATGATTAATTGTTTTTAATGCGTATATGCAACTACGCAATATCAAAATATCATACTTTTATGAAATAAACCGTACAGGCGCAGCAAAGAACGTCTTTGCCATCCCGTCTGTACATTTCTTCTTAAGGACGTAACTTACTCCCACCAAGTAACCCCAGGAGCTGGCGGGAGGTTGTTATCGTCTTTAAACATATCAGCCACGTAGTTGACAGCTTTAACGCTGCATTTAGTTTTCTCGTTGTTGACGTTTGGCGTTATCGATGTGATCACCGCTGGCTCTGAATAACGGTTTGCATCACCAAAAAGCCACAGCGGAGGCTCTATTTTGCCAGTCAGGTTGGGGATAAAGTCCAGCTGACCACTGAGCATGACCACTCGGTTACTAACCTTAGTTGCGACAAAAGGGCCATTGCCCGTGCCATCATGACGTCGAACGGTCATATAGTGAGTATCCCCAGCAGCCCATTCTAAATCCCGATCCACCGTAATTTGTGCCACCAATTCATCGTTGCTGTTGCGGATTACCTGCCAGTCGACTACTTCACCAAACTGACCAAAGTTAGGTAAGTCATCAGCCAATTCGGCATAGTCAAGATAGGTGCTGTTGAGCGCGTCCATTTCCGTGGTGAACGAGTAATTGATTTTCTCGCCCTGAGAACGGCGCAGCATCCTCATGCCAATGCGCCAGGCGCGCGTTTCTGAGGTAACTCCTTTGGTAAGCTCCAGCTCTCCCCACTTGGTGATCGAATTTTTATCACCTAGCCAGCACTTAACGCTGTTTGTAGTCCAGTCGGTAGGGTCCATGTAGTACACGATTAGACCTTCGTTCTGGTCTGGGTCATACAGCGTGGTGGTGATGGTTAACCCGTCTCCGGTCATGACGTCCGGTGTGTACGGCTGACCAGAACTCGTTTTCTCAAACATGCGCTTAGGCAGGATTTTGCCAATGTCGAAACAAAACTCCGCCATCCCCGCCTGCAGGACGGTTTTAAGTGCAGTGTAAATGGTCCCCTCATCGACAAACCCGCCGTCGAAATATTCCTCGGCTGGCGACCACACGTTTTCGTGCATCCACAGCAGTTCGTCCATATCGATGTCATCATCTGATCCGCCGGAATTGTGCACGATATAGCGAATTACTGGGGCGATGTCTCGGGTCGCTTGCAGCTCTGCGGTCCAGCCACCAGCCCCATCCGGTACCGGAAGTTTTCGGGTTTGCAGCACCTTGATCTTGTTGGTGGCCGACGAGGAAAGATTGGAGTCTGAACGAATAGACATAGCCAGTACAGTGCTGTTCGCGTAACTGGAGGCTGTGGGTAGTTTGCTCTTTAAACGCATCCACTGCAGTTTGTCCAGATACTTGGTGTCATCATACGACTTGGTTTTCCTAACCAGCATAACCTCTGGCCTGATTGCACTTTGCAGCGTGATAGGGTGCGTTTTTCCGACTTGGTCATAACTCTTATCGGTATAGCTGAATGGGAATACCTGCCAGGTATCGAGTTCCCCTAAATCCGCATCACGGACCCAGACTTCCCAATCGACAGTGTGATTTTGCAACCTGCCTTTGCTGTCGTAGTAGCCCCACCCATTACTGCGCAGCATGTCAATTTCAATATAATCGGTGGTATAACCCTCTGGGCATCCAACATAAGGACCCAACTGATAATCTGGCAGCGTGTCGCTTGTCACATCCAGTGAGATCTCGTTTGTATACGTGCCGCCAATAAACCCAGTCCAGTCCGGGTCTCCAACACGGATCACCGTCATCTTATAATCAGAATCGGTGGAAACAATCTGGTACAAACCATCATCTGTGGAAGTAGTCGTTATCTTAACTGTCACACTGGCCGCTGGCGTTAGGCTGGTAACATCATTGCCATTCGTATCTTTCAACGTCAGTTCAGTATCAGACACGGTCGCTACGGTATAAGTAGAATCATTAGACCCCGCGCCGGAGAGCTGGATTTCCTGACCAACACTTAGGACACTAAACCCTTTGCCAACAATCTTATCCGGAAGTGGGTCACCAGTTGTGCCATCGTTACCGCTATCGACGATCTCGACAATGTCATCAACCAGAACTGACGTAGACGAAATACCAGTGATAGTGAACGTGGTGCCATCTTCCCAATTGAGTTCTTTATTTTTCCAATAGTAGGTAGTTTCCCGATCTCCGTCACCGTAATAAGCAGTGCGGGAATACCGTACTTGTACAAGCACGGTATCCTCACTGAGGATCACAGCTCCATACGCATCTTCGGCACCAAAAGACACCGAAGCGCTAGGTCCGATGAAATCCAGACCGCTGGTGCTGTCTGTCCCGCCAACCTCCTCGGCTGTGTAGATGTTCTTATGGGCCTCATGCGTGGTGACGTCATCACCTGGCTCAAACAGTTGCCAGTCCACATCGTCACCCAGACGACTAATGGGCGTATTGGCAATGGTGATCCCAGTTGACGATACCTGATAATACCCTTCCCCAACATGCAGCATAACGGCGAGAACCTGCTCATTGTTCTCGTTGTAATACTTATACGGGCTGCAAAGATAACTCGGTACGGATTGGTGACGGCCAAACCACTGAGAACGGATGCCCATTAATTCCGCTTTATTCGCCTGAACGTTAATGTCATAGATATTTTTTCCAGTTGGCACAGTACTAGAATTGGAGCCAAGCTGGTTCATCTGGTTCATGGAGTAAACGGAATACGCCGCGCTGATCACCGACACGACGATCATCACCCATTCGACTGGTGTAAATTTTGGAGTAAGCACAATATCAATTGTGTCACTGTCGAGTAAGACTCTGGTTCCCCACTCTTTAGGATTAAAAATCTGACCATTGATGGTGGCTACAAAGCGAGGGTTCTTTAACTTATGCCCCGTTGGGCCTTTATCCCAGTCAGGGATATGATGATCAAGGTAGGCTTTAAATGTTGGCTCATGAATCTGGTTAATTTCTCGAACCGTTATATCGGCAGCATCAGGATAAACAATCAGGTTGGCCATGTTAGTTTTTCCATTGGTAATACTTGGTCACAGGCTTGAGCATTTCAAACATACTGCGGCGGTGAATAGTGGTTTCGTTGATGTCATCACATGCGTGAATAATGCGACGGTCGGGCAGCACCAATCCAATATGCTCCCAGCGTCGACCTTTGTATTGTGCGGCTAAAGCCAGTGGCTGAAACTGACACTCTTCCACATGCTCATGAACAGACCACGCCGCGCGCTGGGTCGTCATGGACTCTTTGTGGCTAATTGCTGGAAACTCTGGCATCAATACGCCAGTAAGTTGGTAATACACCCAACGAACGGAGCCATAGCAATCCCACCCATCCAGATCGCGCCCACCTGGCACATACGGGACACGAAGCGCCAGGTCGATCACTTCCTCTGTATTCATAGGAAACCCTTTTGAATCGTTACGATATGGTCGCCAGACCAGGTGCGTATTCGACGGTAAACCGTTCACGAGGCCAAGCGCTGTTGCTGAGATAGCCGATACCAGCCGACACACTGCAATTGGTGCGCGTGGTCGCTGCTGTGGTGGCTTTGAATTTTATCGGCTTGCCAGCCGGTGATGACAAATCCGAGGCCATATAGTGCCGCAGGGTAATAAACACCTCAGCTCTGGCTTTGCGCGCCGCCTCTATCAGCTGGCGCGCTTCACCGGTGACGTTATCGATACCAAATTGCAGTTCCATTTCGGCACCAGTGGCGGACTTAGGCAAATTAACCGACAACCCTGTGGCCACAAAGGTCACTTGTGACTCGTCTTCCAGAGTGGCAGTAACATCCTCAAACGCCGAAACCAGATAACGAGTTTCAAAGGCGGTCGAGGATAATTGCAGGGTGATCAGCTTGTCGTCGGGTCCAGCACTGGCGTGATATTGTTTTAGGGCTTGAGACATAGGATAAATCTCGTTTTAATAATGGAGTGGCGACTCGCTAAGCGCCATCAGATATCGATGGCGCTTTTTCTTTATTTAAAGATCTGACGTTAACGTATAGCGATAGCGGGTAAAGGTGGACGCTCCGGCCTTTATATCCGTTAAACCCTGCTTAAAATACATTTTGTTGTAGGTAGGGCCATTCTGATAAAACATAAAGTTTTCATTAGGGTCATAGGTGATATTGGTTGCGTCTTGGGGCCCGTAGCCCTCCAAAAACTCAACCTTAGCATGAACACCACCGCCCCAAGCGTAGGCTGTGGTCACATCGTTAAGTTCATATCGACCGTGGTCTTCTGCCAACAAATCATTAAGCTCATGCTTTGGAGCCTGTGAGCCATAAGTAAACGTGGTGGCATTTCCGTCAACATCTTGGTTTCGTGCGATGCACAGGAAACAGTTGTAAAAATCTGAGACTAACGCATCTCTTTGAAACTCTAAGTGTTGCGTAATTTCAACCTCACCACCGGCGCGGAACTCCCAAGTTTTCCACGCTTTAAACCACTCAACCAGAGCTTGCGTGCCTTGCTCGTAAAGCTGTGTATGTTGCTGTATGTATAAGACCTTACCCACATGTTGACCTTGAACCGTCGGATCGATTGGGTTGCCATCTAATTGCATGTTTATCCATTGAGTAATTTCATCACCATGACCACCACCACAGAAATCCGCCTTGCCTGACTCCTTAATGGCCGTTTCATTTTCACCTGCAGTAACAACCTCTTTTACGACAGTGAGCAAATCTGGCTCAACTACATTTGCCCTTTGAAGGTGCCAGACATCCTGATTCAGCTCTGTGGACAAATCCACATCTCGACGAAACGTCCACTGGATATAGTTACCATTGGAGTTTCCAGGGTCACGCAAATTAATCGCTATACTTTGCAGGCTTCCAACTGGGGCGGCTACATTAACCACCACGTCTGGCAATGCACCAGTATCGATGCCGCCAATTAATTTAGGGGTAGGAAATCCACTTAGTGAGCCATACTGGCCAGATGAATAAAAGAAAATAGGAATTTGATCGTCGTCAGCATAGAAACGGTTTACCCCAGAATACCAGCGCGCTGGGAAAATACACATTGCCGGATCTACACCGTCATAGCCTCCGGCTTCCTCTAAATGTTTTAGACTTAAATAGGCGTGGTAAAGCGGCCCTTCTGGAAAAGTGATACTACCAGGCAGTATTCTGATCCTGCGGCCGCGTGAATAGACTAAATAGATGTTATTCGACCAGCTTAATGTTCTCGTAGTCGCATCCCATGACACATCCGCTCCAGATTCTGGAACCCACCCAAAGCCAAAAAAACGCCCATAATCTGGTCGGTTATCCAGTAACGGACCATAGGCCATGCCAGAGTCAGTCCCTGCTAGTAATACCTTACTATCTCTCACGTAAGCACCGAGCCCATTTTGGATGGATACCAACACATTAGGCGACAACGTTGGTGTATAAAGACCTGTCACATCTAGGGATTCATTGAGATCAATAAACACCCCATAGCCACTTGGGATCGCAAAGTTAACCAATGGTTTGACTCGAACCATTGACGTTCCGCCACCTAAATAAACACTTATCTTTTCAGCATTAATAATAAGGGTACCGGTGTCATCAACAGCACTGCCAATATTGACAATACCTGCGACCTGATAGCGGCCATATTCAGAATTAAGTTGAGCGGCTGAAACTCCTGTTTGTATTTCCTCCACATCACTTTGCAACAGCGCAATATCTGAATTAATTTTTGCCTCAGAAAACGGCATTAATCCATGCCCACAGGCAACAATGGCGGCCACGTTCCAAACCATTAGGAAAATGTCATCCTCTCGCTCATCCACACTACTTCTTTGGGCGACTGTAGGGATGACCGCACCGGACTCATCCACCGCACCATTAACAGGGTCGATATACATAACGGAGCCATCAGGGACCACAATGTCGGATTGGATTGCAATTCGGATATAACCTACTGGACCATTTGATAAATACATTCTTGAATGGCTAACAGTCACCGTTTTATCGGTGGTATTCACATCAAACTTGGTCCAACGACCCGCAATAACACGGCGAGAACGGAGGCTGTTTTCATACCCATCCGCCCCCTTTTTAGATAGATATGCCCCAGAACCATAAGTGCCAATATAAGGCGCTGCTGAAAACAAAACGCCACTCTTGTTGTACCATAACGGCACGTTTGAACCGGAAGTCAAATCAACCTCTGAAATTGAGGCGACAATAGGCAGAAAAGTACCTGGTTCAGCGGGGTTTTGCGGGCCATCTAAATCGATATACATCACATAGTTTCTTGGCACCACGACGTCTGTTTGTACGCTAATATTGACCGTTAAGGCTCTGTCTAAAAGATACATTCGATTATTGCTTAACGTAAACTCATCACCGTCAGTGGTCTCACACTTGGTCCAACCTCCGACAACGGATTGACGACCGCGAATAGCATTTAGAAGATAATCATAAGGGCTTTTTAGCCAGGCTGTTCCATTCCAACCATACAGGCCATTTAGATTAGTTGAGTCATTCCAAACCTCAGCCAGAACAGTCCCAGCCGGTGGCGCGCCAGCTGCGTCCATTACAGCTTTGGTTTCATACGCTAAACGGCCTTGTACCATTGCCTGAATCGGTGCCCAGACTTTTTCTACATCTTTAGCAATCGACTGGATTTGCTCACCGTTATAAGTGATTGTGGATGATGCATCCTGACTTAGTTTTACTTTGAGCGCTTCCACCGCTTCTTCAAAGGCGGTTAATAAATCTGGAAAGCTAGACATTTGGTAACTCCATCATAGTGGTTTCTAGTTGAGCAATCAGCTCAGCAAAGGTGGTCGGGGCATACATGGCATCCAGCAGGGCGCCTTCATCCATTTGTGGCAACGGTTTAATTAATAATTCGCCGGTGTATTCCCATTTGGAAAGGTTTCTGCTGCTTGGCTTGCGTTTTTCTCTTGGGTCTTTGGTGATTAGCGCTTCCACTTCCTGCATACGTTCAGTTCGTGGAAGTCTAATCTTGATCAGAAACCAGCGGCCGAGCAGCCAGTTTTCGAGCGCGCTTTCAAACATCTCGGCCATTGACTCATCAATACGCCAGACAGCTTTCATAGTGCTCGGTCGGTTTTTTATCTGCCGAGCACGTGTGCGACCGGTACTAAACTCGGTCGCAATCACGCTGGGCTGTTGGTTGAGGCTATAAGTAGACAAGAACGGCACTGGCAACATGCTTGGGTAGGTAAATTTAACTGCCATACTGTTGAGTCCTGTATCGAGTTTGCATTACCTGTGAAGTTTGTGTGGATGACGATTGCAGGATCTTGGCAACCTTAATATCTAAAGTAACCAGGTCACCGTCGTTCGATTGTTCCACCGTTCCTGCTCGGCTAGCATCTTCGATCAGGTTCACAACAACATTGGCGGGGCCACTTTGACCAGATATTCCAGCCATACGGTTTTGGTAGGCCAAACTCGGGTCATTAATTGCAGAAGGCTTTCGATGCATAGCCATAATGGCGTTAAACATCAGATCGAGCTGGTTGGCTGATTGGTTGGTATAAACTCGCTCACCTTTGTTGAGTAACCAAGTTCCCTCTGCAGGGATCTCACTGATACCGCTGTGGGCCATACCTGCAATAGCTTGCCCCATGATCATTCCAGCACTCACAGCAGAAAGGGTTCTGATTACGCTTGCCTGACCAGCACCTGCTATTGGGCCTAAGCCTATAGGTGGTGGAGCTAATGCTGCCGCTGCCGCTACTTCGCCCTGCATCCAAACCTGAGCAGCTGCCATTCCTTTTTGAGCGGCAAATGCAGCCTTTTGAATTAACGAACCTTCTTTTGCAGTTTGTGCAATCAATGAAAGGCCTTGCGAGGCCACACCAAACTTCATTGCCAATATAGATTGCTCAATGCGCTTTTCTGTAGCTTCTCGCTGTTTCGCTGCCTCATTTGCCTTACGTGTTTTGGTATCTTCTTTTGCGATAAATGCGTCAATCTCTCGCTGTATCGCTTCATCTTGCTTGCGCTCAAACTCTTCAAGCTCTGTGTCGTAGAACTCTTTCTCGCGCTCTTTGTACTCAGCTTTGATTGCAGCTAGTGACTCAAAGCCACGCTTTTCGATTTCTTGCTCTGAGAGTTTGAGGTTTTCAATGTCTTCAACACGCTGCTCGTGCGAGAGCTTTAGTTTTTCACGCTCGCTGGCGTATTGGACATCTAATGATGCCAGTCTTGAGTTGCCTGCTTTCTGCTGCTGCTCTAACTCAGCTTGCTGTTCTGGTGTAAGTGCACTGGGTTGTAATTTTACAGGAGGCTTCGGAGGAAGACCCTTTTTGTTTTTATCACCCTCAAGTGATTTGGTTAACTCATCAATTTCCGCTTCAAGTTTTAGCCGTTTAGAATGAAGTTCTTCAACGGTTTTATCAATTTGCTTACCTTTGTTCCAGTTACGCCAATCGAGATCAAGCTTCTTATCTTTGAAGATTTTTTGTTGTGTTTCGGTAAAAGCCAACTGTTTATTGATACGAGATAGGTCTTGCTCTAACGTTCCTATTCTTGACTTAATTCCGTTGGTTGTGGTTGGGTCATTATCCCAGTTATCCCACAGAGCTCCCCACCAATTCAACGTATCGACTAAAACATCTGAGAACCAATCAATCTGCTCTTTGGAGCCTAAAACCGCATTCGCCCATGCTCGGTTCATCTTCAAGCCGACATCAGATAAGTTCTGATCCATCTCCTTAAAGTTTTTGATGTCCATTTCAGACATAGCTACATTAAGGCTGTCATAACGGCCAGTCAGTTCATGCAGTTTCTGACCTTGATTTTCGAGCAAAGGAAGCAATGCACTAGCATCACTAGCGATACTTTCCAGATAGAAGATCTGGCTTTTCATTGGCACGTTAGCTGCGTCCATCGCGCTTTTAACTGCAATAAGTGCTTCTGGTCCAGATAGCTGTTGCAGCTTATCGATGGTGAGACCGACTTTAGGCGCAATATTCTCCATAAAGTCGGCAAACTCACCGCCTTCGTTCTCAGTGAAGTCCCCAATCTTGTCGTTCACATCCTTAAGGATGTCTGCCATCTTGTCGCCAGAGATGCTGTATTGCTCTGAGGCATAACCAAGGGCTTGAATTTGTTCAACCGAAGTCTGAGAGACAGTAGCCATACGCTCGATCTCTCTAGCTTGCTCAGCCATAGCGCGAGTTTGTGCTACCGCACCGGCAGCGACTCCGGCAAAGGCCGTGGTTGCCATTCCGGCAACATTCAGAAAACCACGCCCATAGCTCGCCATCTGCTTTGTCGATAGATCAAATTGCTTGTTTAGCCCGGCCTGATCTTTTTCAGTTTTTCCGACCTGACCGGAGTACACCCTTAACGAACGTTTCGCCTCGTTAATGCCACGCTCAAACTGAATAATGTCGGCACTGAGTTGTACTTCAAGTTGATTGGCACTCAAATCGCATCCCTCCAGCTGATGCGCCTTTGGCCATCAGCTCTTCATCACTGTATTCTCGGGTTTGTTCAGGCTCGCCTTGTGTTGGCAAGAAGTCTCGGTAGGACATGGGTGGGTCGAGCTTAATGCCTGCGCTCATGGCGGTTACATTCCAATTTGATGCGCAGGCTGCTGCAAAGCGTAAGTTATCCATCTCTTTGGTAAATCCATGCTGTGCAAAATGTTCTTGCCATTCCACAACAGCTTCACCACTAATAGAGGCCAGCATAGTGCGCCAGCACACTTGCCCGAATTCACGAGCAAGCCCCATCGCAAACTCCCTTTCAACCCGAATTAACCTTTTGGGTCAGAAGACTCCGACTCTTTCTGTGAGTCATCTAGCTCTTCGGATTCGTCTTTCACTTCTGGCAATGGAATACCCGAGAAATTAGCAATCTCAACATGCAGTTGTTTCACCTGATCTGGCATCATGGATGACATGATGTATTGGTGGCGTTCGTCCAAATCATCAATATCAAATTTAGTACCATAAGCCACAAGACGAGCTTGCCCAATAAAACTCAAACGCTCCCACTTTTTAGCCATAATTAACATGGCCTCATAATACTGATTCATCTCTTTAGCTGAGGCGTCTTCAGCAGGCTTGTCTGGTGCTTCCGGTTTGGGTAAGTCAGAGCAGTAATCAAGAAAATCATAGCGTTCTAAACCCGACAATTGAGTGATTGTGACTTGCTCACCATCTACCTCGATATTTTTTGTTTTTAAGAAAATCGACATGATTATGCTCCTGCAGCTTCTGCGATCAGTTCTTCAGCTGTTTTCGGTTTACCGACAGATTTGATCTTAATGGTTCGGGTCATTTTCTCTTTGATGGCAACAGCTTTGCCCAGAGAGTTGATATAGCCATACCAAACATCGACCGCACCGTTCGGGTACTTCGCTCGGTAATAAGTCACAACGTCGTTGTTAACATCATCAACCAACTTTTGCTGGCCAGTTTCACCAGGCATCCAAGCTAACGTTGCAGTGACTTCACCTGCTGATTTTGTGCCTGGAGATGTTTTAGCCCAATCCGCATCAGCATCATCAAGGTAATTGTCTTCTTCATCTTCGACGGTGATTTCGCCCGGTTGTAAATCTCGAACCTTAGCCAGCCGCTCCCACTTAGTATCCTCAGTGTAATCAGTGACTAATAACAGTTCTTGGTCGTCCTGAAGACGCCAGAATGTAGTGCCAGCGCCCTTGGTTGGGGTAGTATTAGACATTACTCTGTCTCCATATCTATGCTAAAAGTTAACGCTAATGAGCCCCAAGGAGCTCCGTAATCACGTGAGTACGAGAACCCGGTTCGGTTACATAGCTCAAGCAGGCCATTTGCGGTGTATTCGCGGTCGACAACGCTCAACACTTTTTCCGCAAGTACATCTAAATCATCATCGAGTTGGTTAGAAGCAAGATCCATAATTTCGATGACTAGTGAGGAGCGCCACTCTTCACCATCCATCAATTGGTCAGTGGCTGAGCCGTTTTGTAGGTAAACAGCAATCGCTGGAACTTCCAGATATCCGATTTCACCATCATCACTCGCCGTCACTGGTTCACCACGACCAGAAAAATAAGCTTTGATGAGTGGCAGCCCTTCGTCATCCACCAGCCCTTGCTCCAAATCGGCTATCACCTGCTGACGGATGAGGGTATTGATGTTCATTGTTTGTTACTCCTACTTCAGGTCAAAGCTGATTAAGCCATCACGATATTCAGGAACGTCAGCCACCACGTAATTGCGGCTTTTATAGGTAACCTTGTCACCCTTACGCACCTTCACACCTGATGAACCAGCAATAGCCAAACGGGTCACATTCGCGGCCATCATTCCAAATTGATCTTGGGATGTATCGGGAACCACCTTTGCAGATTGACCCGCAATGACGGCAGACTCGCCGAACGTGTCAAATAAGGTGGCGTCCATGTCAGCCACCGATTGAGACCAGTCACTCATCGCTTTTACTTCTTAGTAGTTGGCTTGCCGACTTTGGCGTCTTCATCTGCGATAACCGCAGCGCCAGCCTGACGAAGATTGAGTGCGGTTTGTGGGTCGACTTCGATGATTTCATCTTTAACACCATGCACACCTTTTGAAATCACGGTACCGCGAGTCAGTTTGAGTTTTACTTTGTCCATCTTTTGCTCCTGATTGAGACAAAAATGCCCCAGCATTGCTGAGGCATTAGTTAGTGAAAATTAGGGTTCGGTTATGCTGCAGGAACACCTTTCACAAAGGATTGAGGGTTACGAACAGCCACATCGGCCATTTGGTGACAGCCAATATCCAGACCACCCGTGCTACTGTTGCGGGTTGGGATCAGCTCTACCATTCCCCAGGTACCAATCATCACATCAGAGAAGTTACCGAACAGTGAGCCACCAACAGGCATTTGAGTTGAGCTATGAGCTTTATAGCCATTACATTCGCCGCCTTCGACAACGAATCGACTAGAGCCAGCGTCTTTTTTCGCGGTTTTCAGTGCTGAGTAAACAGTCGGACGGAAGGCATACGCGAGAGATCCCATCAGTGCGTTCGCGTCATCTAACAGGCCTTCCATCGCCACAACCTCGCTAAACGTTGGGATTAGGTTGACGTTATCCGCGATATCCACGGTCTGGACACCTACAGTGTTTAAGATACCCAGAGGTTGGTTGTTCAAGCCGGTACCGCTAAAGCCTGCCAAGTCAATGGCCAACGCCATACCAGTTAGCATATCTTCACGCACAATCTGTTCAATGGCTGGAGATGACTGACGCATCAGTTCAAACGTAAGTGGCACAATACCACCAACGTGTTTACCGCTTAGCGTCACGTTACCAGTCGTTACGTCTGATTCCGTCGCGTTCTCTTTTTCCGCTAACCAACCGAAGGTTGCTGAAGCGGTTTTCTTCGGCATAGACACATTGCCATTCAGACCAGGAAGGAATCGAGCGCCCAGTTTACCCAGCAACGTATTGGCTCGCATGATATCAATGAACTGGTTTGCCATATGTTGGGTGCCAATCAAGCCTGCGTTGTTGGCGGTATCGGCACGTTGAGAACTGAAGATGCTCACCGGCACAATCAGACCACCACCGATAACAGAGCCGCCTAGGCTTCGCAGTTCTTGAGACATTTCACGTTCAAAACCTGCATCTGACCAGTCGCCAGACATCTGAGCATTCAGCGCACGAACTAGTGAGTACTCGCGGTTTTCACGCTGCATCATCTCGTCACTCATGCGAGCGGCGGCTGGCTTCGGTTGTGCTGACGCTTGTTCAAACGCCGCTGCACGGAATTGTTCAATCGACATGCCATTCTCGATAGCATCATCACGTAGTGCACTTAAATCCCAAGGGGCATTTTCTGCCGCTCGGGAAATTTCAGCGATACGCTTGCGTTCATCTGAGCGAACCTGCTCATTGGTGATTGTCGGAGCAGCTGGCGCAGGAATAGTTTGCTGACCACCGTCACGTTGCTGTTCCACTTGTTCATTAGTTGGAGCTGGCATTTCTGCCTCCTTTTTAGTTGATGGTTCGTCACTGCGACCGACACCGACACTGGCGTCGGCAGGAACAGCAACAATAGAAATTTCGGTAGGTTCCCAATCGGTAACCTTGATGGTGTCAGGTTGACCGTTTTCACCTTCGCGTCGTTCGTAAGCAAAAATCTTGTAGTGCACGCTGACTTTCTTTCGAATGCCGTCAACGATGTCATTGAAAATATCTGTGGCTCTTTCACTGCGACCAAATCTCAGTGTGGCTCGGCCTTTACGGTCAGCATCGATAGAGGCAACTTCTACAACACCAACCTGATCACTTCGGTTGTGATCCATCAGTACTGCACCGCCGTCATTCAGGCGTTCCAGCCGAACCGAACCGGGCGAGTGGTCAAGAACTTCGGTACCGAACCAGCGTGGCACTTCGATTTCAGAGGAGAAAGACACGTCAACGGTACGCTTCTCTTCGTCAATGCCTCGGCTGGCATCAATGATCATCGAGCGTTCGAAGGATTCCCCTATTTTGATTTCATGTGGCTTTGGATTTGGCATTGGCCTTTTCCTCATCGTCATCTTCTTCCGGCGCTATTGCGGAAAAAACTTGTGTTGGTGTAATACCGAGTTTCAGCATTAATGCGTTTTCTTCAGCAATCTCGTTGAATACGTCCTCAGGGTCATCGCCTCGCTCGCGGATGATTTGTGAAAGCGACATGGCTTTTATTTCGTAAAGGATCTTTTTGCTGTTGGCTTCTTTTTGCGGGTCAACCCAGTCCCATCGGCGTCCGACAAATTGAGCATCGTAATAAGAGGAAACCGGATGCGGTAAGGCCCCAAACCCACCATTAAAGTGACTCAATATAACGAAGCGTTTGAATAGTGGCTTAACAAACGTTTTGACCATCCAAGTCTGAAGACTTTTGTAATGTTCCCGGGTATCAAGAGAACCGACTCGCGCACTGGAGTAATTCACTCCAGAGAGGTCATTACCTACGGTGTGGTAATCCACACCCCAACCCGAAGAGACTCCTTTCAAGATCCGCTCTACGAACGGGGCGAAGTCACCAGAGGGGAAAGTTGGGTCGAACGATTCAAAATGCAGGTTGCCGATATTTTCAAAAGTTCCGGCTTCGGCGTTTAACATCATGTCACCGGACTCTTCATCACCGGTGTATTCATCATCCCCTTCCGATCGGAAGAAGCCCATTTTGGCAGCACCAATACGAAAGGCCGTAAGCGCTGCTTTCTCTGCCTCACCGAGTTGAAATAAACGTCCAAGAGAAGGGGCTACCCACGGAACACCGCGTTTTTGACCAACAAACAGTTTTCGGAATACATGCAACATGTTTGAAGCAGGAATACGGGTGCGCTTACCTGAGTATTGGATTTGACTTCCTACACCTGGATGTTGCTTTTCGTAAGTGTCATTAACGTGGTACGCCACGGGGTTGAGGTCATCGTCATACTCAATCCCCATAATGATCGAGTTGTTTCCTCGCTCACTGTTGTAATTGATATCAATTCGGCTCGGCTCGATTAACTCCGGATGCAATTGACCGGAAGCACTTACTCGCAAGAAGACAAACGCTTCACCATCCGTTATTTGAGCTGCAACGATTTGCTTTTCGAATTCAACCAGGGAGGCGACATCTTCAAACTCACTCCAAAGTGATTCGACCATCTGACGCGCTTTATAGCTGGCTTTCCCTTGCTTCGTTTTCACTTTTGAACGCAGCTTAAAACCAGTCGCCCCAACGATGTTGTCCTGCATAACCTGAATAAGCCGAATTACGTAATCGTTATTTCTGGCTTGCTGCCGAGCCCTGGAACGCAACATTTCCAACTGGTGGTAAATCACCTGGTCGGCGGTATAAGGTGTGGAATCCCACGATAGCGACATTCGGTCGGGATTCCCTGCGTCGTACATACGGCGCATTTCATTCACCACCATGCGCTGAATTGGTGATTTCTTCATGTAGTTACCCTATACATCTGATGGTTCTGGTTCTGACGCCCTGCTCTTTTCGCTCCAACTTCATCAGCTCGGCTGCGTAGCTGCGACGAAGTGTTTCCATTTCGGTTGGCGACATGTTTGTCACGTTACGTCCGTTAAAACTCAGGGAAGATTTACCAGAGGTTAAGTTGCCTAGCTGCGCGTTCTGGATGGCGTTGATTGCTTCCACCAACCACGCTTTTCGCGTAGCTTCACTTTCAGTTAGTGCCATCTAAAAGCCTTTCATTTTGAATCGACGTCTTGGTTTGATTTTCGGTTTGTCTTCAGCATCCTCTACTTCTTGGAGGTGCAGAGCCAAAGCGTCGTAATTGGGATTGAGGATTTCACGAGCTGCCAGGTTGTAAACTTCCAAGTCGAATGCCTCGTTACGTTTACGTACTTTCACCCACTCGAGAATGGCGTGACCTTTGTGGTACCGAGTTCTTCGTTCTTCAGCGGTGAGCTGTTTGAAGAACTCTTCATCAAAGCGGTTATCTATCGGGTAGTGGTAATAACCAAAGCCTCGATCAAGGATTTGGAGTCTCGCCATCACCAGCTCTTTGCAGGTATCGGTACCGACCGCAAAGAGTTTGATTTTTGCTTTATTGGAGGTTGTTGGACGAGACACAATAGGACGACCAACACCACCGACACCTTTAATCGCAAATACTCGGCGGCTCTCTCGGGACTTAACAAACTTGTACACTTCCTGGGTAAAGTGACCACCGGAGTCGATACAAGTACAAGCGATATGAAGTTTGTTGCCAGATTCATGCTGATAGTTCTGCGAAAGGAACTGATCGAGTTCTTCCCAAATCTGAGGTTTGGCTAAATCGCCATAGATGATTTTGAAATCAACGCCCCAGCTTTCGTCGCCTTTACCCCACGCTTTGACTTCACATTCGAGTCGGTCATCCTGAACGTCCACCGCACAAGTAAGCACAACACCACCAGCTGGTACATCGGACAGATAGTTTTCTCTGCGTCGGTACAGTTCATCTGAATCGAGTTTTTCACCCTGCTCTTCCCATGTTTCACCCAATATGGTGTTCACAAAAGTTTTGAGCTTTCCGACATCGTCCTTGGCCTTTAGCCAGTCCTGTACCAAACGACGCCAGTCGGTAAATGGTGAATAAGCAGACCAAATGTGAAAGCTGACAAACTCGGGAGCGTCGACAGGTTTACCATCGATAGTTGTCCACTCCATGCCGTCTTTGGTTGCTAGATCAGAAAGTCGGTCTCGCCAAACCCCTTTGTATTGCTGAGGCATCCATTCAGCGTAGGTACCAAGTGCACCACAATGAGGGCATAGATAAGCAACGCTGGATGGTTCTGACTTATCGAATTTCATACCAAAGTCAGCGTCTGGACCACCCCACTGTAAATACTGATGCTCGCTACAGTGAGGACACGGGATCTCGTAACGCATCATGATGCCGCTTTCTTTACAGGCTCTTTCTATCTGGCACTCATGCTTATTCTTTGGTGTAGAACCGCGAATAGATTTACCAAATACCGAACCTTCTAAACGACGATCACCAAGGAACGTCGGCGCACCTTCTTTTTCAACATCCGCAGGAAAGGCAGCGAGCTCATCATAGACCACCGTATCTACCGACTTTTCGCGGTAGTTCTTAGCCGCAGTTCCACCTAAACACCAAAGTTGTCGACGGTTTGAAAACTTCTTAGTGTCGAGTGTGTTGTCTCGATGTTTCTTTCCGTACCAAGGAGCCAATGCTTTGACTACCGGAACGTCGCGGATCATTGACTCGATGTGAGCTTTCATAAAACCTGTCGCTGCTGCATCAGTGGGCTGAAACAGTAACTGGTTGCGCTTCTTGTGCTCTAACATGTAGGCCAGCGCGGCTTTCAACATCTGAGAATAACCAACACGAGCTGACTTCATCAGGTTCACGACTCGAATTTCATCGTTCCCCATGCTGTTAAGTATCGCTACCTGAAAGTGCAGAGTTTCCCAACGACCTTCCAAATAGGATGATTCAGCAGACAAAAAGAAGTGCTCATCAGCCCATTCAACCGCAGTCATTGGCATTGGACGCCAGAAGGTGGCGAGTCCCTTCTTCACTGCAGCTTGAAAGTTACTCAGTTGTTTCTCGGATATAGTCATCTAATATCTCAGGCAAAGATCTTTCTAATCGACTTAAGGTATTCAGCGCTTTAGCTAACTCGCGCTTAATGTTTTCCGTCTGAATCGTCGTCAGTTCCGGATGCTTTCGGACGATATTCAAAGGCAAACTATCGATAACCCCTGATGCTTCTGCTGAAACTTTGGCAAGTGCGTAGGTAGCAAAATCTACGGGTACCACTTCCTGTGTCGCGATTTGGTTTTTCAGTTCCTGGCTATCGGCCTGAGCTTTAGTTAGTCGGTAGCGCTCATACTCAAGACATCCTTCATCTGGATCTTGCTGTTCGGGGTGCTTGGGTTGGTGTTTCTCGACTTCATTTTGCTTGCGGTTGTAGAGCACATCTGCAACGGTGAAATAAACCGAACGCCCCACCTTGGCCACCGGCTTCACGCCCCATTTGTCAAAGGCTTGAACGCTAATGCCAAGACTCTCTGCCATGGTGGATTTATTGAGCCAGTAAGGTTCGACTTTTGACGCTGTTTTAATCGTCGACATTTAAACAACAACCTCGATTCAAAAAATTTCATAAATAGAGAAACGTCGGGCATCGAAACACCCGCAAGCGGCCCGACGGGGAAGGACCCGCTCTAGTTGGCTCGCTTCCAAGCAGTCTTGAGGGCATTCATCGCGGATTGCTGCGCCCTTTTGTTGAAGTTGACATCTATCGTGCGATCGGCAACCGATTGAAGATCAATTTGCTTTTTCCTTTCTGTCGAACGTTCAGCAAAGATAAGCCATGGGTACGCCCAGCCTCGCTCTTCTTTCCATATGCCAGGAGTTAGTTTGGGATGACCATTGGGAATCAGAAAGTAATCGTATCGTGTCTGCCCTTTTCTCTTTCGAGTCCGCGAGTTGGTATTCTGGTAACGGTCATGCTGTGCACCAATGTTAGACAGCGCTTTATTCATCTGCGCACCTGTCCAGTTACCATGTGCATTGAGCTTGGCTCTCCGACCTGGTATCAATCGCTGGTTAGGCCTCATGATCCCCTTGCGTATTAGTAGTCGCTCACTACGCTTCAGGACTGACGCTCCACCCTCAGCCATCGGCAGCAAGTAATCTGCAGGAGCTCGACCCTTGTAGGCTTCATCACGAATAAACACTCTTGCTGTCAGGTCGTTCTTTTTCGCGGGTGCAATAGAAATCGAGTTCAACGTGTATCGCGTTGGCCTATCTAATTGGTTTTGCAGTTCATTTTTAAATGCTGATTTAACATCATCATAAGTCAGTGAGTTGATCGTTCTCATGGCTGCATACGGGGCTTGCTTGCCTAAACTTTCAAATGCCTTTTCCAGTTTGCGCGGGTCGACACTAATGCTAATTGCCATAACTTCCTCCCACCTAATTTATAGAATGGTCAAGTAGACACTGAGTCCTAATGTAATCCTGTAGGTACTTTGTCTGCTGCTCGTTCTCAGCCATCATTCGTCTGAGACGTAAATAATCTTGTTCAGCTGTTGATCCAAGTCTTGGGGCGGTTGCATCGCCCACGCTTCTGGTGCTGGTGGTTTCGGGCACTGCTGGACAATCTGCCTGGACATACACCCGCTTAGGACTAGTGCTGAGGCTATCGCTAAGACGATCAATCTCTTCCTTGGCTGCGGATAGTTCTGCTGCATGCTTCTCTCCCAATTGATTGAAAGATTGGATTTGAACTCGCTGCTGGTGCAGTGTTGCGATATAGCCCTGAATCTCGTCCTTTGCTGAAGTTAGCTGGCTTTCTGCGATTTCAGCCCTACTGCTTTCCACGAACAATGCTGCCGAGAGTGTAATTACCACTACTAATGCAACAGCTGTTACCCAAACTGTCAGCTTTGCATTAGGCATACTTCCCTCTCGATATCTCGTCGGTTCATCAATCCTTTCCACGGTTTGCCTGCTGCATATACCCATCGTTTAAGCTGGTCACATGCTGCATGCCACTCACCTTTATTGAGCAGCTTCAGTAACGTCGAGCGTGACAATGAGCCAATGCCAACGTTAAAAGTGAAAGAGTAGAGAGCGGCACGTGTTGTCTCAGGAATATCAACGTGAATCATCGGGTCGACCATTCGCTTAACATCAGCTAAGTCAGACTCGAGCAATGCATCGCACTCTTCCTGCGAGTAGACCTTGTCAGGAGCAATGTCTGATCCTGTATGGCCATAACAAACGGTTTGAACACCAGCGACATCGATGTAAGGAGTGAACCGAACGCCTTCCATTGGCTTTATCATGGTCGTCGCCATAATAAGAGCCGAAGCCCCTGCGGCTGCTAACATCCTGACTGCAGAATTAAGGTGCTTCATCGCCATAGTCCTTTTCAAAGCGCTTCTTTTGCCAGTAGTTATTTATCCAGGCAGTAATGAGCATGCCAGCCAAAGCAATCAGCACCGTATAACCATCTGCAGATATAGACCCAAACACTCCTATTACCCCATTCCAAAAATAAGATAGAGCGCTGGATATCTTTTCATTCATACGCATACTCACCCCCTTACTGGAGTGCCCTTTTGCTTGGGTGGAAATGAAAAAACCCCGCCGAGGCGAGGTTCTAAGAATTTATGACAGGCACAAAAAAACCGCCTAAATGGCGGCCTCTTTTAATACTGTGTACTTATCCATAATGGATATATATACATTAAATTGCCCCGTTTTTATTTTCAAGCTCTTTTTTGAATAATTTTCGGGCGGATTTGTCGTAGTTAATCAGCAGGGTGCGAATAGCTTCAATATGCTTTTCCCATTCAGACCAGTGGTTTTGGTAGTACCGAGTTCGTTTCCTTCTGAACCCATCACTCTCAATCCCCCTATCTTTACAATCAACTTCCACCAGCGCTTTGATGAGAAACTGGCGGCTAACACTTGGTGTATATTGAATACCAGCATGATCGAAATAGGTTTGAGCGCCAGCCAGTTGCTCAAGTGCTATATTGCCGGCGATAGTACTGATGAGCGTTTTAACTTTAAGGTAGGTTCGCTTCTGAACAATCACGCCTTGCTCAGATGAATGAACGACCCAATCATTCAACACACTTTCAACCAGGCGCTTCTTGTTTTCTTTAGAATTCCAAAGAGGTGACGCGTAAGCGTATAGACTCCAGTCGGCCAAATGCGCTGCTTTCGTTTTCATTTTATCTAACGTTAAAAGCACTTTTGCACCATCAAGTCTAGATGCCATTTGGTAATCAGCAGCTCCGAAGCCTCCGCCGCCACCAGACCCATCATTGTACTTTGCCTTGATGCCTTCCGTAGCCATACCAATTGCCGCTGGCATAGGCCACTTTTCTATGTTTACACACAAACCCATGAAGTCATTCTCCCTGATTGATTGTGACAACATGATAGCTGGTTATTTAAACAGTGTCTTTCCTAGCGTTTTAGAAACTAAAAAACCCCTCATCGGAGGGGTTTTGTGAAATCATTCTATTTTCTAAGCTGTTTCTAGTGCTTCAATGCGATGCCACTTACCATCTTTGTCTTCTTGCAGAACAAGATCTTTTAACGCTTCTTCTGCGTCCGCATCAGCAAGTGACTCAATCATCATAGCTACGTGGCTAGTCTCATTAATAGACTCCACATAAATAGCTCTCAATAGAATATCTTGTGCCTGAGAAATCGGTGACTCACCTTTTTCCCATCTAGCAATTGTTTGTCTATCACAGAACAACAAACTACCTAAAGCCGATTGTGAAAGGTTCATCTCTTTTCTGAGGAATTTGAATTGCTCCCTCGACAACCATGAACTTTGCTCACAGATAGCCTTTGCTATCGCTCTATGGATACCTTCAAAATCGTCAAAGCTAACAAACTCTTCACCATCTTCGCATTCTATTGTGTATCCATTCTCAAGATAGACATTATCTAAGCCGCACTCGTTATAATGGTACATATTATTCGTCTCTCAAGTCATATAGACCGTAATCGTATTGGCCGACGGTTCAACGTCAACCGATTTCAAACGAAGAACAACCGTGATGGACTCTCCAGAACTTACGCCCCTGAGCTTACAGGAGTAATCACCTTGCTTAGCCTCTTCATTCGGCCCATCAAGCATGACTGTTCTACTACTCTTCAACACGTTAAATATGTCTCGAGTCGTGATCCCTCTTTCACGCATTCTTTGTTTGGTATGTAGACCAATTTTTACTCTGCTCGAGTAATCATTGGCCAGTAGGTTAATCAGCTGTAAAGCTGTTCTTGGCTGCAACGGAAATTCGACTACCGCTGCAGGTATACTACTTTTGTCTGACATATTTATTCCCAATATGTCGTGATAATAGGGTTATCTCATAACACGACATTCAACGTTTAGTGGATCTTCACTCTCTGCTTCTACTCTCATGAGGTCTTCCTTCGTTGTATGTGATTTTTATATTGTGAAAATATTAAGTCTACTCTCTGTTTGCTTGTATCATGATGATACAAAAATACACTCGTGTCAATTATGTATCACCAAGATACATTAATTTACCAATCTAAGTATGGACAGCCATTCCCAACACCATCATACTGTATATAAATACAGTATGATGGTGGCTTGATTTTTGAAATGTACAAAACGATTCAACGCCTAGTCGGACACCGTATCTACCGCATCGGACCTGATGGCCCATGTGGATACAACAGCACCGAAGATAAGGTTTCGGTGTTAATGGCTAGTGGTGACTGGAAGACAATTCCTTTTGGCGACTTTATGGAAGTCGGCAACGTTGTGGGTGTAAGGCGACTCAAGATTATGGATGTGTCAGCGCTTTGCTCTGATGAGGACGGGTTCGAAGTTGTATACACCATCCCCAATTACCACTATCTGGTAGGCACCTACCTAAACGGGAAATGCTTCATCCTGCTTTATGATGGAGAGGTAAAGCATTACCTGGACAAAAACGCAGACCAAGACACCAAGAACAACGTGGTTTGGTTATAA